GTCACTGGGGTTGGGGTGATTTCTTGAACGCTTGGGTCCCAGTAGGTTTTGATGAAGCAGTTACCTGTGGTTGCACGCCAGAACTCTGACTTGAGTGTGATGTCGTTTTGGAAGTTGGTTTTGTCGTACATTGCTTGCCAGACCTGCTCAGCGGCAGCGGCAGCCATCAGGTCGTCGTCGTCGTTTGATGCTGGGACAACTGTGGCTGATGGGCGACCCGAAGAAGTCTTAGCGATTTCGGTTCGGATGATTGGTTCGATGCGGTTCACGGTGATGCGTGGTAGGCGTTGTGGGTTTGGTTCTTCGGATAGAACTTGCCCGTTGCCAACCTTTTCCCAAGTGTGGTACTGGTAACCGTTGTAGAACGCTAGTTGCAGGTACCAGTCGAGTTCTTCTTGTTTGCGTGCTTGCTTCGACTTCTCGTACTCTTGCTTGACCCATGCGACGAGTTTCTTAGCGTCGTCTTTGCGCTTGAACTGGTTAAGGATGCTGTCTTCAGCGAGTTGACCTTCAGCCGTGGTGGGCTTAGTTTCCTTAGTAGCCATGTGTTTATTCCGAATCTGTCACGAAGCGCCTGAACGCTGCATCAATCGCGTCGGCGTCTTCTTCCAATAAGCCTAGTTCTATCTCGTCGCCAGATAGTATAGGTCCAGTATACCCTGTCTCTGGAATAGATGAGACAGATTGCACTTGTTGGAACGCGAGTGGGTCTTTACTTGCGAGCAGGTTTGCTAGGTGCTTTAGGGTTTCTTGACGCTGCTTCTCGCTCTGGGCTATCTGCATCTGTTGCAGGCTGAGGGTCCGAAACAGTCTGATGCTGATTATTGTCATCGCTGTAAGAAACGACAAAGATAAAATCAGTAATGCTAGAACGTATTCCATTGATGAGGTCCTCTACTTGGTTCGGTACTTTGGCTAGTTCAGTTTCACGTGAAACGATTTCAGCCTTTAGTGCAGCGATTTCTGTTTTTGCTGGTGCTGCTGGGGTGTAGCCGATGAAGTCGGCTAGTTCTGATGCGCAGGTGAGGCATAGTTGCGCCATGCCACCGTTTTGTAGTTCACGTCCAAGGTCGAATAGTTTGGCGTTGTTTCCGCATGATAGGCATGCGCTTGGGAAAGGTCCACCGTTTTCGAAAAAGTTAAAGTGTCTCATATTATCCTTCTAGTTCGCTTATTGCTCCAGCACTCCTCCAAGAAGCGCCCCATTCGTTGTTATCATCATACTCTGCAAATTTGGATGTTGCAGGGAAACTGGTTTTGAAGGCGTTGTGGAACTCTTTGTTGCCTTCGTTGGGGCGTTCTCGTTCGGGTGCAAGGTCATCCATGAATGTCATTGCGTACTTCAAAGCATCATAGCAGTGATTGTCTTTGTCGCGGATGTCTTCTAGTTTATTTTTTTGTTCAGCAACTTTGACCGACGCATGCTTTTTCCATTTAAGTTTTGGAAGTTCAGCGATGAGGTGCATGCAGTCGTCCGTGAACATCAGGTAAGGTTTTTTGGTTCTAGGGTTGATTTTCATGTACTGCTGAATCTTTTCCAAGCCTACTCGCCTGTCGTTTGGGATGGCGTCAACGGCAATGTAGATGCCGTACTTGGAGTATTCGTGCAGGATAGATGTGCCCGTGTGTTCTTTGGTTTGTTTGATGGCTGGGTCGCCTGTGGTGAGGAACACTTCGCCGCCTGTTTCGCGCAGAATTTCGTCAGTCATACGGTTGACGATGGCTGCGTGCTCAGCGACGTTTAGTTTGGCTTGGTAGTGCTCTTTGAAGACGACAATAGTTCCGTCTTCGTCAACTGCCATCCACAACCAGACTGTGGGGTTGGTGTATCCCGAATCCATTGTTCGAATAATGCGATGTCTGCTAGTGGGTTTGAACTGCCCTCTAGGAATACAGTGTGTAAGAGGTGAAAATTCTGGAAAGACTGAACCGCCAAGATGGACGTATTGTCCGTGTTTGCGGATGAGTTGTTCTTCTGCCGTAAGTTGAGACATGTAACGGTCAATGGCTTCTTTAGTAAGCGAAGGGTTGTCCTCCATGCTTGCTTCAACGATGCCAATGTCTTTGGTGCCTTCTTTTGCGGGAATATATATGTCGTCAAAAATCCATTCCATTCCTGCGACTGGTGTTTGCGACATCCACCAGTCACCGTTTGTGTCCACGAGACGTGCCAAACATTCTAGGAACACAGACTTTGGGCACTCTTCGTCGAAGTGGATGAAGTGTCGGGATGAACCTGCGAACTTGTCTAGGTCTTGGTCTTGGGACATGAACTCTACAAATGACCCATTGTTGAGGGTTAGTACGTGGCGTTCACGAGAGTAAGACTTCTCCCAACTTCCGTCAATGAGGTACTTCTTTGGAAGCCATTGTTGGTATAGGGGGAGAATAATTTTGTCTACACCGTTCAGGAAGTCGACGGCTACTACTCGCCCTCTAACAGGTCCTTCTGGGGTCTTGCGATACGGGTGCGTATGCGTGAGCCACCAGATTGCTTCAATGGTTGAGCCGAGCGACTTTCCTGAACGGTTACCACCAATATACAACCTGTCTTTGTTTTTCATCGCATGGAACTGCTCTTGCTTTGAAGATGGTTTGTAGTTGTACAGGTTTGGGGCGTGGGCAGACTCGTTCAGCCCTTCTCCTAGTTGGAGGAGGACTTCGGACAGGTCGAAGGTTTCTTTAGCCACGAATCAATTCTGTTAGTTCTTGGAGCCGAATACGAACCAAAGTGTCGTTGTCAGATTCAAGACGGTTGCGAAGGTAAAATAGGTCACCGAGTTTGGCGTAAGCCCACCATTCACCAGCACGAGGGTAGCCAACGCCTGCACGCTGAGTGACCAGAAAGCCAAACTTGCCGTGAGCATTGTCTCTCTCCAGTTGTGCTTCTTGGAACCATTTTTCAATCTGACCATACGATGCCTCCTTAGCCATCTTTCCGCCTTTAATTTCAAACACCATCAACCCGCCTGCGGTGCGTAACCACACGTCGCCTTCGTCCGCTGAACCTTTTAGGACGTTGCGGTGTGCTTCTAGCGGGGAGTATCCTGCGGATAGTAGGTGGTTGCGTACAGCGGTTTCAGCGCGTGTACCAATGTCTTTGGCTTTGCTCATGTCGTCTCCTTATTTGGTGCGGTATAATTCTAGCATGGCTACTATACCCTCTCCAGACGAAGTGAATCAGTTTCACTTGTACTCGGATAAGGATTCTAGCGCAACAGCACTCCATCATACGTTGGGTCAAGGACCTACACAAGCGTCGCCTGGAAGTCACACTCATAATGGGCGTGATTCGAAGAGGATTAAGTTTGATGACATTGATGGTGGCTGGATGAACATTGACGGCGGACGGGCTGACACTCTTTTTGGCGGTTTACCTACTATTGACGGCGGTTCTATCTAATGGCTATTCGTATTCAGTTGCGCGGCGACCTCGCCGCAACTTGGACTAGCGTCAACCCGATTCTTGCTGAGCGTGAGTTTGCTGTAGAGACTGACACTATGAAGGTGAAGGTTGGTGATGGCGAAACTAACTGGGTGAGTCTCCCTTACTTTACGCAGGGCGCAGCGGGCGACTCGGCGTATGACATCGCTGTTGCTAATGGGTTCTCTGGCAGCGAGTCTGCTTGGCTCGCATCCCTCGTAGGCGCTGACGGTGCGGATGGTGCCACGGGTGCCACTGGTGCGACGGGCGCAACGGGTGCTGCTGGAACTAACGGAACCAATGGAACTAACGGAACTGATGGTGCAGACGGGGCGGATGGTGCCGATGGTGCGTCCGCTTACGAGGTTGCCGTCGCAAACGGGTTTGTCGGAACTGAGGCTGAGTGGCTTGACTCGCTTATTGGACCTACTGGACCAACAGGTGCGACTGGACCAGCGGGTGCGACTGGACCAGCGGGCGCAACGGGTGCTACAGGTGCCACGGGTCCAACAGGGCCAACTGGTCCCGCTGGGGCTGACGGCGCAGATGGTTTAGATGGTGCGACTGGTCCGACTGGTGCGACTGGACCCGCTGGACCGACTGGACCCACAGGCGCAACTGGTCCCACTGGACCAACAGGACCCGCTGGACCTGGCGTCGCCGCTGGCGGCACAACTGGACAAATCCTAGCAAAAAACTCCGCAACCGACTACGACACCGAATGGGTTGATACCCCACCACCAACCATCACCGCAACGTCACCTATTGTCTGGGACAGCGGAACATCCACACTATCGTTCGACGCTATCGCAAACGCAAAACTAGAAACCCCGCTGCTTGATTACGTGAAGAACGACACGGGTGGTTCGGTAACAAAAGGTCAAGCGGTATACATTTCTGGCGCAAACGGCGACAACGTTCTTGTCAGCCTAGCCGACGCAGACACAGAAACAACGTCATCAAAAACTTTAGGTTTGCTTTACCAAGACCTAGCCGTAAACGGTTTAGGTTACATTGTCACAAACGGTCTGCTAACAGGCATTGACACATCAGGCGCAACCGCTGCAGGCGACAGCGTTTGGTTGTCAGGTACGGCAGGTGGGCGCGTGTACGGTGCACCTCCAGCAAAACCAGCGCACTCAGTTTACCTAGGTGTCGTTACACGCAAGCATGCCACTAATGGTGAAATCCTTGTTAAGGTGCAGAACGGTTACGAACTGAACGAACTGCACGACGTGTTCACAGGGTCTGCAGCGTCAGGCGACTTACTGAAGTTTAACGGTTCAGCTTGGGTGAACACCGCCCAGTCAACTCTTGCTATTGCTCAATCGCAGGTTACGAACCTTGTATCTGATTTGGGTGCTAAGGCTAACTTGGCTGGTGGGAACACTTTTACTGGTGCGCAGGTTATCAATACTGGCGCAGTTGGCACTATCGGACTTCAAATAAATACGCCAGCGTCACCAACTAACCATATGCAGGTTTGGTCATTAAACGGGTCTTATCGAAGTGTTGTTGATAAGAATGGGTTTTTATCTGTTGGTGGTTCGACTGCTTTGGGTAACATTACTTCTTATGCTTTTGGTGCTTCGCAGATTCCTTTGGTGCTTCGGGGTGCTGTTTCTCAGACTGCTAACTTGCAGGAATGGCAAAACAGTTCAGGTGTGGCAACTGCATTTATAGATTCATTTGGCGGAATAAACACTAACGCTTACGGAATTTTCAACGCGGGGTCAGCATCGACGCTACCACTTAGGGTTCGTGGCGCTGCGTCTCAAACTGCTAGTTTGACAGAATGGCAGAACTCTAGCGGAACTGTTCTTGCCAACGTATCAGCAGGTGGCTCACTCATCAGTCAGTCTGGACGATTGGTTGCAGGTGGCGCTGCTGGTGCTGGGCGACTAGACATACAGACTGCTTCTACCACTCAAATCGGTTCAACGATTCGCGGTTCGGCTTCTCAAACTGCTGACCTAACACAATGGCAAGATTCTACACAGGCAGTACTAGCGAAGGTAGATTCTGCTGGAAACATTACTGGCGCATCCTTCATAAAAACTGGCGGAACATCTAGCCAATTCCTCAAGGCAGATGGGTCGGTAGATTCTTCAACCTACTTAACAAGTTCTTCTGCCATCGCCCCGTCGCAAGTCACAGGCACAGCCGTAATCACTACCGACTCACGCCTGAGCAACGCCCGCACACCGACGGCTCACGCATCGTCGCACGGCACTGGCGGTTCAGACGTCCTGACACTTGCTCAGTCGCAAATTGTTGGTTTGGAAACGGCGTTGGCTGCACGCCCCGAACCAGGCTCAACAGGTATCCCGTACCGCATGGCAGCAAACACCATCACAGCGTTCACAGGTAACGCATCTGTTACGTTCCCTGCAAGCCGTTTCACTCAAGCCCCAATCGTCACCGTGACAATGGCTTCAAGCACATCGGTCACGTCGGCAACTATTGCCAGCGTATCAACTACAGGGTTCACCATTTACGCTTGGGCGGGTGGCTCTGCGGGAGCTGTGTCCCGTTCGGGTTACTACCAAGCAATTCAAATGACATCAGGAGCAGCAGGCGGATAATGATAATTCAACTAACATGCCACACCCCAAACTGTGAGAACGCTGAAATAAGCATCCCGTTCGAAGACCCAGCAGACACTTGCATTTGTGGTGCTTGCGGTCAAGAAATCACTGACAAAAAGTAAAAACTGCTAGACTAACTCTCAAGTGCTACATGAAGGAGACACATGTTAGAAGGACTAGCGCCCAAAAAACAGGACGCCCTATGCGTACTGATGAGCAAAGCAGCCGAACTAGACAAAGCTGACTACGACATTCTTATGGAAGCAATAGCATCACCGCTCTGGACAGGTAACGCCCTGTCAGACGCTTTGCGTGAACGCGGCTTCAAAGTGCACAAAGGTGCCGTAACAAACCACAGAAAGAAAGCGTGCTCCTGTGCTCGATAACTTGACCCCGAAACTTTCATGGCAACCTGTGATACAGGCGCAACCAGTGTGCATCAAAGCACCCAAAGAATACAAGAAACCTAAAACCAAACACAAGGTTCACGTCATTCTTCCAGACCCACAAATCGGTTACCGTCTACTAAACGACGTCCTTGACCCGTTCCATGACGAAGCAGCAATGAATGTTGCAATGCAGATTACGTCATGGCTGGCTGACAACGACCGCGTGGATGGTGTCATCAACTTGGGCGACTATCTAGACTTGCCAACATTTGGCAGGTTTGAGCAAGAACCAGCGTTCGCTAACACCACCCAGAAGGCGTTTGACCGTGCCCACTTGTTCTTGCAGGAGCAGCGCGCAGCAGCGGGTCCACAGGCGGAGATTGTTCTAATCGAAGGCAACCATGACCGTCGGTTGGAAAAGTTTATTAGCATTAACGCTGCCTCTGCTTGGGGGTTGAAGCGTGCAAACATGGACACCCTTCCTGTGATGAGTGTCCCTTACCTTTTGCGACTAGATGAGATTGGTGTTGAATATATTGACGCATACCCTGCGGGCGCATACTGGCTCACGAAAACTTTGCGAGCGATGCATGGCACTAAGGTTCGAAGTAACGGGTCCACTGCTGCCGCCTACACTAACGATACCCCACATATCTCCACAGTATTTGGGCATATCCACCGCCAAGAAGTCCAGTCAAGAACGGTTTTTGACCGTGAAGGACCAATTAAGTCACAAGCGATTAGCCCAGGTTGCCTCTGCCGAGTTGATGGAGCAGTACCATCCGTCAATGGCAGCACGAAGATTGATGGCTCAGCGGCAAAGTATTACGAAAACTGGCAACAAGGAATCGCAGTGATTACCATTGATGAGGATGAGCAGTTTTACACTGAACTTGTTCAGATTAATGATGGCGTTGCTTGGTTCCGTGGAAACAAGTTCACTGCTAGAATGTAGTTACCCCGCCTAACTGTTGCAGTTAGGCAAACCCAGTCCGCTGTTTATGCACAGACACTTCGTCGCCGCATAATCAAGACTGGGTTTTTTTGCTTCCCGACCTGGACTCGAACCAAGAAAGCCGCCTCCAAAGGGCGGAGTGTTGCCATTACACCATCGGGAACTGAACTAGCGCGCCTCTGCTAAACGCTTAGCCTCAGACTCTAAAACTTCCATTTGGGTAGCCTTAGTTTCTGCATCATGCAACCACCAGTCCTTACCCAACTCACCCTTCGGGATGAACGGTTCAGTATGCACTGGGCGGTCACCATACGCAGGGTCGTTAACCGCATGCCAAGTGTTGTGGCAGTGGTCACAAATCCTATGCAAGTTAGTTGGTGCGTTGTTCATGGTGTTCTTATCAGGACCATGATGGCGGTCTGAAGCGGGACGACCAATGCAGCCAACAATAGGGTGAAGACCGCCACCTGCACGAGCCAAACCAGCCCACTCACAAACCATCCCTGCTGAGATTGGGTACATTTCTGCAGCGCGTTTACGCCCTGTCGAAATAGGGTCTTTGTAGTCTGCCAAAGATTTGCTAGATTCATACCCGTCCTCAATGTAACCAGTGTCGATGTCTTTGCGTGACGTGGTTGTTTCGTCGCCACCTGATGACTTCACGTTGCCTGCGGCGTCAAAGTTTATTTGACCGCCACAGCAACATGGTTCAACAAATGTGTCGTCCCAAACGAAATCACATTCGTTGTGGAATCCTGCACGGCAGGAAACGCAGGGGTCATCGATTCCAGTAATCATCTTTGTCCTCAAGGTAGTCGCCCAGAATGTCCTTCACAGACGACTGGTTGTTGTTTGAACCAATCTTTAGCAGGTCTACACCAACAAACATTTTGAAGCCCACAGAGTCGCTCTCAGAGACGCCTAGGCGTGCCTTAACTTCACGAGTCAAGTTGTTCTGTGTCACAGGCTTCTCGCCGTTCTCGGCACACCATTCACGGTAAGCGTTGAACAGCGAAGTCTTAGTGACTGACGCAGTGTCGGCGAGGATGGTACGTTCGTTGATGAATTTCGCAATGTGGTCTTCTTCGTGACGGTAAGACTGTGTAGCCATCTTGACCGACTCGGGTTCGCTGAACCCTTGGTTGGTGACACGAACCGCACCGTCAATCATCCACTGCAGGATGCCTGCACCTTCCTGCTCGACGAGCAGTTGGGCAAGGTTCTCTTTACGCTTATCCGCAGGGATTGTTTTACGGAAGTCAATCTTGCGGAGGCGACGCCAGAAACCGTCACCACCAGACTTAACTTCAGGCAAGTGGTTTACTGCCATGAACAGGGTGTGTGTTGGTTTGAAGTCGAAGAAGTTTTGCCCCATGAAACGGGCTGACAAGGTGTCGCCACCTGTCAACATCTTTACTCGGCTCTCATTGAACTTACCATCAGGCCTTGTTTCTGAAGCCACGGCAAGACGAACTCCTCTAAGTCTTGCAATGTCAGTTGGGTGTGCGTTGCCTGTAGTGTCAAGTAGAAAGTTTTCGGGCATGGTTGCGGCGTAGTCATTTAGAATCCCCGCAATGACGTCGATAATAGTTGATTTACCGTTCGCTCCCGTTCCAACAAATACTGGTAGTACATGGAATCGGGAATCACCGAATAGCGAAGCACCAAAGAGTTCTTGGACATACGCGATGCGCTCCTCATCCTCAATGACTTCTTTGAGGAAGTTAGACCATAACGGAGTTTCAATAGTTCTAGGACTGACAGACGTCTGCCTAGTATTGAGGTCAACACCCTTAAGTGCTGGGCGAATCTCACCCGTTCGGAGATTGACAATCCCGTCAGGAGTGCAGAGATTATTTGCCTCCGCGTCCAACTCGATTGCGCGAACAAGGACTTCGCTATCGGTCCCAGCAATGCTGATTGCATTTTGAATCCTATCTTTATTTTGTGATTGAAGTATCCATTTGTTAATGGCTGGTCCAAGGTCTGTGCCGTGGAAGAACTGTACGGAGTCAATCATTTCTTGCATGATGGACTTCTCTTTGTCTTGGACGTAGCGTGTACCGTCCCAGTAATACCAGCCCACATCGGTGACGTAACGGTACTTGCCCTTCATGAAGTGAATCATGCGGGTTGCGTTCGCTGCATCTGTTGTGCCGTAGTTCAGGTAAGACTTGTAGTAGATGTCGAACAGTTCCTCGTTAGAGTAGTCCTGTTTGTAGGGCGAAGTGGACTCTACAATTTCTACAGCGCCCTCAATCAAATTTTTGTGGTCGTGTCCACGCAACTCGTCGCTCAACTTCTTAGCGTCGAACGTTTCAACACGGGCAATAGCCCAACGGTTAGCGGACTGCAACTCGCCCTGATTGATTTCACGCGAAGGTGAAACTTTCAAGAACTCACGGAACTGGTTATCCAACAACACGATGACACGCTTCGCAGTGTCTTCGGTGATGCACCCGTTGCGGTGAGCGGCGTTAATTTTGATGAGTTGCTGAAGCAACCAACCGTGACGTGACTTAGGTACACCGTTAGTTGGTTGAACTGAGGCGACAAGGTTGCCAGCCCACTGGCAGTCATACTCTGCGTACTGCCAGTCAGCAGAACCAGACACCAGTTCGAAGTCTGGTGACGTTTGCACCGACACGAAACCGTGCGTGATGAGCAGGTCATCTAACTCGTCAAGGGATAGTGGTCGCCAAGAGTCAGCGAAATCTACACGTACCTGTATCGGATTAGCCAAGTCTTTAAAATTAGTCCCCCCAGGCGCACGGAAGATGCGCGGGAGGTCGAAAACTGAGTCAAGTTGACCGCCTTGGGAAGCAGCCACCCATCGCACGAACGCACCCCAGCGACCCAAAATGCCACTAGCCTGCTCCTGCGTAAATGATTCTTCGGGGTCAATCGCCCAGTAAGGCTGTAACCCATGCCCAGAATGTACAACCGCAGCAGGTTGCACACCAATAAGATTCGCAATGAGTTCCACAAGTTCGTGAGCGTTCTCTTCACTTTGGATACCTGTATCTTTGTAGTCGATGTCAATCCAAACAGCGGACAGGCGAGTGATGTCTTCAGCCTTCGCACGCCCAACAGCGGTTGACGGGTTGATTTCGTACCAAACATTCGCACCCATCTCAGTCAAAGTTTCAACAACAAGGTCGGCGTGCTTAACAGTTGTGTTCTTTACACGGAAACCCTGTGTGGCGGACTGGTAGCAGACAGCGAGAGAATCCTCAGCGTCACGCCCTAGGCGTTCAAGTAGTTCTTGGAAGGGCTTGGTCAGAGCCATAATAGATAATCCTTTCAAAGATTAGAGAGGCAGTGTGGTGAGGGGAAATGGAGGAAAAAACCTCACCACACTGCAGTCTAGGGGCAGACTAGATTAGTCCGCCGTCAAGGATTGCTTCGACAGCATAACGGTTAACGCCCATGGTCTCAGCAATGTCCTTCGAGTCGAAGCCAGCATCAGCCAACTTCTTCACCTTGTCGGTCTGCTCTGGTGATAGTTTATCACCTTCCGCAACAACTGGTGTGCCACCTACAGCAAGAATTGCGTCAACTGCAGGGTTGCTCTTCGAAGGAACGATGGTAATACCGTACAACTTCACGTTGTTGTACTTCTTGTTCGATGACGGCTTCTCGCCAGCGAAGGTGATGGTGAAACCGAAACCCTTTTCAAGTTTGGTAACGTTTGCTTCCTTCATCGCAGCCTTAGCAGCCTGCAACTTCTGACCGAACAGGTAAACCTTACGCTCACCATCGTCTTCAGCACCGTCACCGTACTCGGTGGCTAGGGTTACAACAATCTGCAACTTAGGGTTGCCGTCTTCCCAGAACTCTGGGTCGCCAGTCTCGTAGTTGCGAACCTGAGCAGTCTCAAGGTCGGTGATGGTACCTGTAAATGCGTCTCCAACCTTAGCGTCCTTGAACGAAATGCTTGGAACAGACTTGCCCGACAGTAGGTCGTTTGGGTCTGGTAGTGCTGAGTTGATGTCAACCATCTTGTATTTATCCTTTGTTAGTTTTCTTAGTTTTATTTGCTTTTATTACTTTAGATAAGTGACGCAACGTCACCTATCTCATTCTGTTCATACTTTTTACAGTCGAAACAGAAACCTGCCTTCGGTTGCTTAGCAATCACAGCGTCCCAACCGACAATCTCCGCCGCATCAATCATTACCTCCAACGCTGTCAAAGCGTCCTTAGCAACTTGTTCGTCATAGCGTAGCATAACCACCTGCGCCTCTGTCAAATCCTTATCGCGAGGAAGGAAAGTCAAAGCCACATGGGTTACATCGTGACCCTTCTGACGCCAACCATAACCGTACAACATTGCCTGAATACGGTACTGGTCTTTAATTTTGCCGTTACCAGCCTCACGGATGGCACGCTCGCCCACAACTTTCCAATCGTTCACAATCACAGTGCCATCAACAGTTCGTGCAGCCATGTCACACGAACCACCAAGTTTCAACGACTTATACTCGTGCACAAACAGGCGCTCCTCAAGGTGATACTCACCGCGCCATTCACGGGAACCAAAACCATCCTCCAACGCTTGATGAACAGCAGTCCCAATGAACGGATACCAAGAACCCTCAGGTTTCTTAGGCATACCAGACAACTTACGAGCAACACACTTACGGCAATCAGAACCAACCTCGCTGATACCAATACTCTGCTGATACGAACGCTCAGTTAAAAACAGTTCAGTGATTCGCTTCAACCATGTGTTAGCCGTATCAACAGCCACCTTGTCAGAGTCAACAAACTCCGCTTTCTCAACACCCAAAATCGTTACAGGCATCTCAACTCCATTCCATTAGAAACACAACTATACATCAATACTTCTTGTTCGGGATACCTTTACGGGACTGGCTACGAACTTTACCATTTGCTTTACGCCAAATCTTACGCTCATTCGCAGTCATACCACCCCAAATACCATCCGACTCGTTGTGGAACAACGCATACATGCGACACTCCATCATCACAGGGCACTCCTGAATACAGTTCTTCTTAGCCAACTGTGCCTGAGTCAAATCATCATACCCACCAACACGCGACATTTGCGTCCCAGACTTCTCAGGGAAATAAAGGTCAGGTGCTTGCTGACACGGCACAATACCGCCATGTTCAGCGTAAATAAAATCTGCTAAAAGGGCAGCATCAACGCTCTGATTGCCCGTCATCGTGTAATCCATTTTGTTCCTCCAAGAACTTCTCAACCTGCTCAACAAGCAACTTACCTGCCGAATTTGCTACAGCCTCATGCATCATACGCGAACGCTGTAACGCCTCACTCAAACGAATGAACGTCAAGTTCATCCGCTCCTCATCATCTTTATCCATTACGAACCTCATCACAAAGGCGCTTAATCTCAAAGTTTATACTCGTGGTGCGCTGGTCAAAGTCACGCTCAAACACAGCCAACACCCGCTCCCGTTCCTTAGTGGCAACAGCAACCAACATCTCGTCAAACAAATCACGAGTCATCTCAATCATAGGCTTACCCGCAGACATTAAAGTTCCCAATCCGCATCAGGATACTGCTCACGAATAAACTCATCCAAGTCATCAAACGAACCGAAATACTTTGTCTTCTCATCGGCACGGTCTAACCACACCTCAAAGTCATAACGGTTAACCTCATGCACACCAACACTAATCGACCTATCACCAGTAGTCAGGTGATAAATTTCCTCCATGTCCCGAGCCTCCATCTGAATCTCTTCAGGGTCATACGGGAAAGTGTCTGTATCGTAGCCGTAACTCATTTGTATTCTCCTTTTAATCTTGCAATCTCATCCTTAATATAGAAGATTGCTTTCTCTAAATCCTGTATTTGCATACTACTATCTTTCAACCCTGCACGCCACAAATACTTTATAGCGTTACCAACATTGAAAGTTCTGTGACGAGTAATCTGAATAGCCTCAATACCAGACGGGTCACTCGTGTAATGCTTCGGGTTATTAACCGCATCATCAAACATTATTTATCTCCTTTATACGAAATACTAACAACCTGACGAGCAAAGTCAATACCCCTAGACCCATCCAACAACTTACGAGTCGACTTATACCGCTTCGACACAGCCTCAGCAACCGCTTGGTCAATCGTATCCAAACCAATCAGATTCCAAATCGTAACAGAGTGCATGTTAGAAGCACGATGCACACGGTCCTCAATCTGCTCAATACGGTCAGGGTCATAAGGCAAATCCAACATCACCAAATCATCAGCACGGTCAAGGTTAATACCAACACCCATCGAACCCGACAACAAAATAACACGCAACCCACCCTCCTGAAACTCATTCTGAACAAACACACGGTCACGCTCAGACACCGAACCATCCAACACCTCAGCAACCACACCAACCAAAGCCAACTCAGCCTTCAACCAATGCAACACCTTACTGAACTGCGAAACAATCACAACCTTCGCCGAATTATCAGCCATGTCATCAGCCTCAATGAACCCACGCTCATCCAACCACTCAACCAACCACTCCAACTTCACAGACTCACCACCAACAACAGGAGACATCAAACCCTCCCCATTAGGTGACCAAGCACAAGTAGCCAACTGGCGTGCACGCAACGAAAAAATCATCGCCTCAGCAGAATCACGCGCCTCAGCCTTATCCTCCAAAATTTTTGCCTCAGACTCAATCTGTTGCTCCATATAAGCGCCACGCTGACCCTTACCCAACTCCAACTCAACATCCACATACCGTTTAGGCGGTAGTTCAGGCAACACCTCAGCCTTCGTGCGACGAATCATCAACTCCTTATCCTTCAACAACCAACCAGACTGAGACTTCAACGACTGAACAGACTTAACAGTACGACTACGCGACACCCTCTGCTCAATCACCCAAAAATTCTCCTCCAACCAAACCCAACGAGACGAAGGCGTAGACTTCTCATCCAAAAACCGCCAAGTACCATAACGATTCTCCAACTTGCCACGGTCAGGCGTACCAGACACAGCCACACGAATCGCCGAACCAATCCGCAAACGGCTCAACCCCTTCCAAAAGTTAGTCAACTTACGATGGTCACGAATAGGCAACACAAGGTGAGACTCATCAACAATGACAGCATCCCAAACAATCTCACCTAACTTCGGCACACGCAACCCAGACTTCGTAAAATCAAGCGCATTATGGTTAGCAACCACAAACACCACACCATCCTTAAAAGTGCGGTCAAACTGTGCCTGCTTCTGCTTCGCCGAACCACGAGACAAATCCACAACATCACACTCCGAATAGCGTGGCATCACAAAACGCTCAACCGAATCAATCCAAGTAGTCTGAGCATTAATAATAGGAGTCAAAATGAGCACCATCGAAGGACGGTCAAACAACCCCGCCACCTCCAAACCACCCAACACCTCAAGCGTCTTACCCAACCCAGGCTGGTCAGCCAACAACACACGCCTCTGACCCGCAATACGAGACGCAGCGACCTGCTGATAAGGAAACAACACCTCCTCAAACAAAGACATCAGAAACTCCCAGAATCAATCACACGAGACAACTGATGCTCAGGCAAAAACTGAACACGCACCAACCCCAAACGCGACCACTCAACACTAAACATCGTATTAGAAGTCGAAGCCTGAGCAACAACCAACTTCACACCATCACGCAACCAAACATCATCACGCTTCACATCATCCCTATTCCATCCAGCAGAAACCAACTCATCAACAATCCTCGAAGGCAACTTCTTACCCATTAAAACTCACCCCCAAACTCAACCAAAGCAACATCGTTAACAACCAACGACTCAGACCACAAAACATCAACAAACGCATCCACAGGCTCAAACACATCACCCACACAAGCACGCGCATAAGACATAAACCAAGCCTCCTCAGTACCACTCACCCACGAATAATCATTACAAACACCACCACCATTATTAGACACAGTGGCAACCAAACGACCCTTATACACAATCTCACCAGACCAAGCAACACCATCGACAGTCTCAACCATCCCAGTATCAACAAACGAATAACCAAACATTTACTACTTCTCCTTTACATTAGACGAAAACAAAATAACAAACAAAGCCACACCAGCAACAAACATACACCCGCCAGCAACCTTCGGTAAACCAAACAACACAAACAACATAGCAAACAACAAACACGAAACCATAAACAAAAACGCCCCAACAAAACCGAAACGCTCCAACTTATGCCATAATAGTTTTAGTAAACTTGGTCGTTTACTCATTTGATACTCCTTTCAAATAGGGGGCAAGTCACATAACGGGCTTGCCCCCAAACCTTTACCCTAAACAGGCTCATCCGTATCAGGGTCAACCTCAGTCACACCATTCTCATCAATAATGTAAGCCTTCAAATCAACACCATCCAACCTAGACAAAGACTCCTTAAACAACTCCATAAACGCCTCCTCAGCGCCCCTCACACGCTTCTGCTCATACTTACGAGCAATGTCCTTAGCAACCTTGTGAGCCTTATCAGGGCGCGCCCACTCAACCAAAGCAATGTCCTTCTCAGACCACCCCTCCGTATTGAACAAAGTAATCTCACCAAACCCAATCAACCCATCACGAGTAACCCACAAATCATTATGCTTCCTACGCTTAGACATCAGTTCTCCTCTCCATTAACATCTTGACCACACTCAACACAAGCAACAAACTCATGAAAGCCATCAACCAAATCACACCCAACACAGGCAGACAAAAACTTTTCCTCATGCTTACACTCAACCATTTACTTCTCCTCAACTTTCATCACATAACCCTCGTCCAACTTAGACAAGGCTTCCTCACCAATAAACCTATCCATCACAAACCACTCACGCTGAGACGGCGTATCAGGATAATCATCCAACTGCTCCAAATAGCCTGCCAAAAAGTCACCCTCAAAGACATACTCCTTAGATAACGAAATGGTAACAACCTTACCAACCGCGCTACCCTCCAACAACTTCGTATAAATGTCCGACAACACAGGCGCATTACGCTCAGCCAACATCTCACCCAAAAAACCGCGCAAAACATCAACCTCAACACCAGACAACTCCAACTTACTTTCCATTTCATTCTCCATTTTCATTTCTCCTTTACTCAGCCCTAATTACAGGGTAATCAATGTAATCCAAAATCTGTTGCCAAAACTCAGCCATAGTCTCACCCTCATACTTCTCCTGAGAAACTGAACCAGAACCATAGCCGTTATCCCAAATGAAACCATTAGGCAAACCAACATACACATCAAGCACACCATCCACAACATCAATAGTGACCTCCGCGCCCTGCTTCTCAGCGAGCGATACAACCTGCTTCTTCGTAGCCATTAGTCGTTCCACTTCACAATCAATTCACGGCAGTAATCACACTTAGGCACATCACACTCAACAACGCTCGCGCCAGACAAATCATCCAACACCAACCCCCACACCTCAGCCTTAGACAACCGACTAACACGCGAATCAAAACCATAACTAGTAAGCAGAGTATGAGCAAACCAACCATCAAACATCCGAACACCCTTAGTGGTCAGACAAATAGTAGAACCATCATCCTCAACATCAACACCCAACTTCTCAGCCAGTGCCACTACCTGTTGCTTTGTAACCATTTGTTACTCCATTTCTCCATTTAATTAAAGTGGCTTTCCTCAACCACCTATGAGTAGTATAGCAGGTTAGTAATCGAAAGTCAAATCGAGTTTCATAACGATTCGATAACGACCACTAACCCGCCACACCCTACTTCTTAGTTTCCTTCAACGGTGGCACTTGCCCAACAGGAACATCCAAAACATCCTGCTCAGACAACCCCAACGAATACATCTCATTCACCTGAAGACGCAAAGCCTTAACCATCGCCTCAAACCAAACAGGCTCACTAAACCTCTGCTCAGCCGAAACACTATTACTAAAACCAACCTCATAACCCAACAACTCAGTCAAGAAACGATTCTTCACAACATTAGAAGAAGCCATAGTCCTCTGCTGGTCAACACCAAACAAGTAATCCTGCCAAGACTTCACATTCTCAGGAGTAATCACCGCAACACGCTTCAAAGCATTGATACGCTCAACATCACCCTCAAAACCCTCAGCAACAGGAACATCCAAATCAGTCCCAGCAGGCGTATACCGAACATTGCTACCCGCGTTCTTATCCAACCACAACGAAACAGAAGCCTTGCGGTAATACGGGGCAACACCAATACTCACAAAACCAAACGGGGCTTTGTCCAAACGAGATGGCAACCGCCAATTACGCAACTGATTCATAGTCAAACCAGTCGTCTCACACACCTCTTTAGCGGTCATCAACTCGCCGTATACAGGGTCAAAAATAGCCATAAAACTTGTATCCTTTCCAAAAACCTAGTGTCTCTCACTAGGATAGTAGTTTAGCAGTACTCACCTACTAATCATAGAGATTTGTACCGTATTTATCAAAATGTTACCAATTGGGAAAAAAGACACCCCCTTTTCCCCTTTATTTCATCTACAAAGTGTTAAATCTGAAGTCGCTATATATAGAACCTACTTACTCATTCTTAACTTACTCAAGAGTAGATGAAGAATGAGTAGGTATCAATATAGGAAACCGACTAAACAAAGTTATCCACAGGTTTATCCACAGAGTTATCCACAGGCGCATTTCTACCCGAACCCACGACAAAAACAAACTCAGGCTCACCACACAAACGACACCAAACATCACCACCCACGCCAACAGAAACATCACGAACATCACACAAAGGACAAACCATCAGATAGCCTCCTCCAAATCGTTCTCGATACTCTCAGAGCCACCCGAAATCTTTTTATAGAAATTAGGTAAGTCCTCGAAATCCAAAATCCCCTGTTGAACCTGACGCAACAACTCATCAGCCGAATCTTCATCAGGCGAATCAAAATACAGGTAGCCAAACTCTTCCAGATTGTAAGTCACACGAAACCTAGCCATTAGTTATCCTCCTCGAAAGTCGTAGACCCGTCCAAAAATTCAACAGACTCATTATCAAACTCATACTCACGCCACAAAGCGCGAGCCTCTTCCAAAGTATCCGCTTCAATTTCGTAACGGTCAGATTGGGTAACAACAAAGATAGCCATCAGAAACTACCCTCCAAAACGATTTCAACATCATCGCCACCCATTAGAGAGACATCCAATCCATAAGTGTCGCTAAAAAAGATGTCTGCCACCCGCCTAGCGTGCCATTCATCATCACCAGAAACAACGGTGAAGAAATTAGCAAACTCGCAACGATAAGTAACCCCGTAACTATTCATTTCCCTAACCTTTCTTATTCTTGACACATAGACACGGCACAACTTGGATAGTTTTGCCAGAAAACAAAACCAACGCCGAATAATTACAAACAACACACGCCACACGATAGGTAGCACCAAACTTTTTCCTAAACATCCCTATTCACCTAGTCTTTCAATTTCGATTTGTCTTTTTACAATCCCAACAACATCACCCAAAGCAATCTGAACCGCCCTAAGTTCGTTCAACTCAGTAGCCCATAGCGGGGCAAGTTCAATCTCTCCCTCTACCTTGGCTAACAAGTCCTCTAACACCTCGCGCATTACTTAACAACCTTTCTTGAATGAAAATGGTAACCACAGAAATACTCTGGTTCTTTACCGCCAAACCAAACCTCAAACAAATTGTCCGAATGATTGGCGCTAACAACACAACAAGTAACCATTTTTAGTCCTCTTCCTCTTCTTCGGCGCAATCGTGGCGCAACTCACAAGCACATTCCCAATAAGCGCAACGATACGAACACCGCGAACAGGTAGCAACGGCAAACCCAAAACTTACGCTAACGCCGTCAGGCAGGGAAGCCCCGCAACAGGTTTCTTCTTCAATCTCAAATTGGGTAGACATTAGTTAGCCTCTTCTTCCCCGTATTTTTCGTTCAAAACGGCGTGATAAGCGAGAGAAACCTGTGCTTCGTAAAAAATGAACAGGTCAATCGCCATCAGGTCGCTAATCATCGCGCTACCGTCCGTGCCTAGTTCTTGCCATCGGTCAGAATCATCGCTAGACAACTCAGTCCATTCCCGAATAATCTCGCCCGTATAAACAGGCACAAGGCTATCGGCGGTCTCTTGGATAGCCCGCTCCCAATCGCTCGCGAAATAGTCCCATTCATCGGTAACTTGCTTTTTGATTTCATCGTAACTGCTTAGCATTTGATTCCCTTTCATTGGTTAGACAATCTGTCTACTTACTAACTTACTACACTTACTAGGCTAGTCAATACCATTTTGATAACAAAACGATAACAAAAAAACACTAACTAACTAGCCGTTTACGCTCACTATTTTTTTTGTTTTTGGTGCTTGCCCTGCCTGTCTAGCGGGGTTGTTAGCAACATTAGCGGGGCGAGGGCACACACCACACGCTCCACCCGTCCCCCTGAGCGGTTTTGAAGCCTGCCCGCGTAGCCTAGGGGGCTGGCTACGCGGGCAGGGGCTTACAGAGCCTTACAGAGCCTTACAGGGCGTTTTAGAAGACTAAGCCGTTGCTCTCTTCGCGCGCCTTGACCTCATGACCCTTAGACGCCTCCCAATACGACAACACAAACGCCTCAAAGTCCATCAGAGACAACGGGGCAAACCTAGACACAAACTCAGACACATCCACAACATCAACGGACACGCCACCATAGACGGCAGAAACAACAATCTCAGCACCGCCGAAATACTCAAAACGCATCAAGTCATTCGACATAACCATACGCGGACGAACATCAAACATTTTTACTCCAATAGTGAGGGGGTTGAATCTCACAGAATCAAATTTACCCAAGCGCACCACACACCACACACTCCACCCGTCCCCCTGAAGAGCCTTTTCGTTTTTTCTGGGCAACACTAAACCCCTCCACCTTGGGGGAAGGTGAAGGGGTAAGTGCCTTATAGGGAGTAAGTCTTTAGTCGCGGACTGGCAACTCCTTAGCCTTACCGCGAGGCAATGAACGGATACGACTACGGTCCTCAACGTATTCCGACTGAATGCCTCTCACCATCCAAGCAAGGTCGAAAAAGTCTAGATAGGCGGGAGCATCACAGTCCTCCTCCAAATACACCAGGTCGTTTTTGGAATCTATGAATGAATAGGTTGAGGCAAACTTCAGGGCTAGGGGTTGCTCGACTGAGCAAACAACTAACCATCCGTGTCCGCTATCAGAGTGCCATTTCACAACGGCTCGTTCGGCTGATTCTTGGATTAGTTCGTCTGTGATAGTCATGGTTACTTTCTCTTTTCTTGAATGGTTTCGACAATTGTAATGATGGCTAGGTAAACAAATAGCGGACCTAGTAAAACGGCGGTGACGATTAGGGAATCTATGAAACTCATGGCTCTCCTTTGGTTTAGCGGGGGATTGCTCCCCCGCCTCGCCTCTCCTTTTCTAGTAGTCGTAATCCGTGCCCTGAAGGGTTAGGTTGCCAACCGTGTCGCCGTCAAGTTCGACATTGACATCCCAATCAGGCTCAACCTCCAAGCAGAGGTCGCCCATCTCAGCGCCCTTAGGCACGGTGACGGTGCCCGAGTAAGTGATAGTCACAGTCACCTCGACCTCTTCGGTGAAGTCAATCTCGAACAACTCAACCAAGCGACCAGTCGAGTACCCAAGGTTGTCGGTGTCCACGCCGTCCTCTTCAATCGAAGCCTCGAACAAGGTCTTGGCTCTCTGCCACTTCTCAGCCCAAGACTTTAGGTGTGCACCAGTGTATTCGACTACATTCTTCAGGCGCTCAATCTCCTCGTTAGCCTTCAGCAACAACTCGCTGTTAGCGTCCCAAACCTCCTTGCCCTGCTTGACCTGAGCCTCAGCCTCGGCGAGCGCCAACTCCAAAGTGTCGGCTCGCTTCTTCTGCTGTTCCAACGCCTCAGCAATTACGGCGTTCAGTGTGGCGTTGCTTGGGGTGATGTTCATTTCTTCAGACATTTTGTTACTCCCTTTATTTTGTATCCCTCGGGCTGTTCCCTCGGTGACAAAACCCAATCTACGCCCCTTGATGTTGTCCCGCCAATTCCAGCCGTCCCTCTACATTAGCCTCGGTCCTGGAAATTTTAAATTAGCCATACCTGTCTATCGGTTATGCTACAATCAAGTTATGGCTCGTATTTCTGACCACCCTGTTCGTTTGGCTCGTGTTGCTGCTGGTTTGTCTCAGTCTCGTTTTGCTGAGTTGGCTGGTGTGCAGCGTTCGGCGTTGACTGCGTTGGAGGATGGGCGTACTAAGCGTGCGTCGGATAGGATTTTGGGGGCTGCTGAGCAGCATTTGGGTGTGGCTGTGGATGTGTTGGTGGGGGAGATTGAGTTGTGGCTTGCTAAGCCGTCTGCGCCTTTGAAGGCTGCTGCGGAGAATTTGTTGTTGGTTCCGCCTTATGTGTTGGGTCAGTATTACCAGTCGTTTGCGCAGTGGCGGAAGGATTTTGCGGGGTCTGTGACGGCGTTTGCGTCTTTGTTGCGGGTGTCGCCTTCTATTGTGCGTGATTATGAGTCTGGGAAGTTGTCGCGGTTGCCTGATGGTTTGTCGGGCAGGCTTCTAAATTTGGGTGTTTCGCCTGAGTATTTGTTGGCGTTGGAGGGGTTGTCTCGTGGATAGTTCTAAGTTTGAGAGTAGGTTGGATGGTGTTAGGCGCACTAGGGAGCAGGATGTTTTTGAGCGTGTATTGGCGGCTGCGGTTGCCGCTGACAGGCAGGGTTTGTTCTTGGAGTTGCAGGTTATCTTGGACCAGGATGCCAGTTTGTCGGTTGAGGATGTGGAGGTCGTTTGGGGTTCTTCGAAGTTCCAGCGTAGTCTCAGTGACCGTGGTATTAAGACGACGGCGAATCCTAATCTCACTCTTAGGCAGGAAACTTTCCTTCAGGCGTATTTGAATCCTTTGAATTTGTTGACTCCGCAGGTGTTGGCTAAGCGGATGAAGATTGGTGTTAGTGAACTTGCTGGTTGGTTGAATCAGAAGGAGTTTGCTTATGCGATGAAGGTTAAGTCTGAGGAGAATTTGCAGAAGTTTATTCCTATGGCTGATGCTGCTTTGGGGCAGTTGGTTCAGCAGGGGGATATGAAGGCGATTACTTTTGTGAATCAGTTGACGGGTAGGTTTGACCCTAATGCTCGTCAGCAGTTGGATGTGCCTTCTTTGTTGTTGCAGGTTCAGGATATTGTTTTGCGTCATGTGTTGGACCCTGTGGTGAAGCGTAATATTGCGCGTGAGTTGATTGCGTTGGCTTCGGGTCAGTCGCATTTGGGTGTTGTGTCTGAGCCTGTGCATAGTGGTAGTATAGAATTGGATTCTGAGACGACCATCATTATAGATTAGGGTTTGTCGTATGTCGTATACTAATACAACTTTTTTGGGTTTGAAGAAGGCTGATAAGGGTTCGAATCAGCCGTTTGAGACTGATGTTTTTAATGCTAACTGGAACGCGATTGATTCTGGTGTTTCGGCGTTGGATGGTCGTTTGGATGTTGTTGAGCCTAAGGTGACGACTTTGGAGTCGGCGGCGACTAGCTTGGATGGTCGTTTGGATGCGGTTGAGGCTAACAGTTGGGTGACTACGGCTCGTATTGCGGATTTGAATGTTACGGCTGGTAAGTTGGCTGGCACTTTGGATTTGACTGCTAAGACTGTTACTGTTGCGTCGCCTTCGGCTGATGCGCAGGCTGCTACTAAGAAGTATGTTGATGACCGTGTGCCTTCGTCGTCGGCGTGGGCTTCGTATACTCCGACTGTTACTGGTGGTTCGAATGTTGAGGCTGCTGGTGTTTATACGCAGGTTGGTAAGACTGTGTTTGTGCGTGGTCGTGTGAGTTTTGCGGGTCAGCCTTCGGCTGCTGTGACTGTGACTTTGCCTGTGGTTGCTACTACGAATGTGGCTTCTTCAGTTTTGGTGTCTGGTGTGGCTAAGGTTTCGTATCCTTTGTTTGGTACTATTTCGACTGGTGGCGGTCCGACTGTTTCGACGTTGGCGTTGAAGGTTATGAACACTGCGTCTACGTATGGCACTTTGGTTGCGGTGGCGTCGAGTGTCCCTGCGACTTGGGCTGATGGTGACGTGTTGTCGTTTACAGCTGTGTACGAAGCCGCATAATGTCTGAGGTTACACCTGCTCACGTCAAGGTGACGATTAATGATTTGTATAAAGAGCAGCAGGAAACTAATAAGCTTTTGATTCAGTTGGCTTCTGAGTTGAAGTCGATGTCTGATTTGCCTGCTCGTGTGCGGTTGTTGGAGTTGGAAGCTGTGAAGCATGACACTGTTTTGGTGGATGTGAAGTCGGCTCAGGTTTCGGCTCGTGCGGCGATTGTTGGTGCTATACTTGCTTTTGGGACGACTATTATTACTACGATTTTGGGATTTTAGAATGTCTGCTACTGATGTCATCCTCCATGCAAGGAAGCACCTTGGGTATGTTGAGGGTAAGGGTAAGAACAACATTTTTGGTAAGTGGTATGGTGCGAACCATTCCCCTTGGTGTGCTTGTTTTGTTTCGTGGGCTGTTGCGGCAGCTGGTCACATTGAGTTGATTCGTGGTGCTCAGACTGAGAAGGGTTTTAACTCTTGCGGTGCTGGTATCAAGTTCTTTAAGGCTAAGGGTGCTTGGCATCCGACTGCTGAAGCTCGTGTGGGCGACCTAGCGTTTTTTGACTGGGACCACGATGGTTCGCAGGACCATGTTGGTATTGTTACCGATGTTGACTTGGCTGGTAAGAAGTTGAAGTGCATTGAGGGTAACACTTCGAACAAGTCGCACGCTAATGGTGGTGTTGTTCAGGAGCAGTGGCGTAACATGTCTGTGATTATGGGTGTTGGTCGTCCTGCTTATGTGAAGGATGAGCCTAAACCTGTTGCTAAGCCTGCTGTGAAGCCTGCTGTGAAGCCTGTGGCGGCTCCGAAGGCTGTTGTGAAGGCTAAGCCAGCTGTGAAGCCTGTTGTTGCCCCTGTGGAGCCTGTGAAGGCTGTTGAGGTAGAGTAATGGCTAAGGTTCCGTTTTTGAAGCGCCCTAATGTGAAGCGCACTTTGCGCGTGGTTGCTTTGGGTGCGGGTGCTGGTTTGTCGTTCATGGGTGTTGGTAATTTGCCTATGTTTAGTATGGATGCTTTTGAGTCTGTTTTGTTTGGTGCGACTGGTACACTTGTTGGGTTGGCTATTGGTTTGTTTTTCACTTATGCTTTGCGTGGTGAGGTGCCTGATGCCCAGTTTGATGATTTGATTTCGAAGCAGGTTGAGTCTGTGCAAGCGCAGACCTCTAAGAAAGAAGAAAAGTAATGCCCACTCCAAAACCAAAGCCTCCAGTGAGGGACCCTCGCAAGGATGTAGAAAACTACAGTGTTCATAACATTAAGGGTGAACCTGATTCTTGGAACAAGTCGCAGGCTGGTGTTGACAGGTCTAAGACTTACAAGTATTACAGGGGTGCGGATGACTCTGTTATGAGCCGTTCCGCTGTGGCGAACATGGCTTGGCAGAACTCTTGGATTGCTAAGGGTGAAGCGGCTTCGACTGCTGCTCGTGCTAAGAAGGTTGCGGCTAAGAAGGCTATGGCTTTGAAGGCTAAGCAGAAGGACGAGTTAACTTGGTCTGGTGGTGGCATGGGCAAGCCTGACAACTCTGCTGCTGGTAAGGCTTACCAAAAGCGGTTGCAACTTCTCACCGAGAAGTACAAGAAAGAAAGTAAGTAATGGCTGAGTCACCAGATAGAGTTGAGCGTTTGGCTCTTGCCCGTGCTAAGGTTAAGGTTCAGGGAAAGTCGGCTACGCCCACTTTGGTCCCTGATGCTAAGAGTGCTTTGCAACAGGAAATTAATGACAGAGCAGCACGCATTAATGCTGCAAGACGAGCACTTGAAACTGAAGCGCGTGCAATGTACAAAAAGAACCCTGGGTCTGTTTCGACTTCGACGAATAGTGCTGGGGTTGTTACTCCTCAGATTGGTAGTGACCAGCGTGGTTGGAACGCTTATCAGCAGTTGGAGCGGGAGCAGGCTATTGCTCAAAACAAGTTGAGAAAGTTTGGTAAGTAATTATGGCTGCTCAGATTCCTGGAGAGAAACCAATGGCGCCTACTACTGGCATGAAGCGTGTTGCAACTAAGAAGGCTGCTAAGCGCACTTATGTCAAGGGTTATGGCTCGGCTAAGGTTAGCAAGCCGTCTTTGGCTGGTGCCGCTAAGAACGCTACTGCTGCTACGCAAACTCAGCAACACTATGCGACAAAGTTTGAAAACTGGGCTAGTACTCAGCCTGGCGGCAGAAACAGCCTTGACGCAAACATTGCTAAGGGCGGTCCTGTCGCTCAAGAGTACGCCAAGACTGGCAAGGCTATTTACGAGAAGGAGCAGGCTGCTGCTACTCGTATGCGAGCCAAGGACGCTGAACTAGCCCGAGTTCGTAAACTAAACCAAACGAGACGCTGATGTCTAAGGTTGAGATTGAGATTGAGTCTGGCAAGGGTTGCTGTGAAGACTGCCCTTGCATGAAGGACATGCAGGGACCGATGGAGTCTAAAGACGCCCTTCTTGCCGAGTTGAAGGCTTTGTTGAATGACAACCGCTCTAATGGTCAGGCTGACCGTCAGATGAAGATTGATGAACTCATGTCGAAGATTAATGATATGGGCGAAGACGACTAATGCCCTCTGAGGCGTGGCAGCGCAAAGAAGGTAAGAACGCTGCTGGTGGGTTGAATGAGAAGGGTCGCCGCTCGTATGAGGCGGCTAACCCTGGCTCTAACCTGAAAGCGCCAGTGAAGTCGGGCAATAACCCTCGCAGGTCGTCTTTTTTGTCGCGTATGGGTAACATGCCTGGACCTGAGCGTAAACCTAATGGTGAACCTACACGGTTGTTGTTGTCGTTGCAGGCGTGGGGTGCTTCGTCTAAGGCGGATGCGAAACGCAAAGCGTTGGCTATACAGAAATCTAAAGTTAAGAAGTAGAGGAAAACCCCCGCTTATTCGGCGGGGGTTTCTTCATCTGCAGGCTCTTCTTCGGGCGCTGCTTCAACTACCATGTCGGACAGTAACAGTCTGACTGTCGGGCATGGGTAGTGGATGATTGCTTCAGCGATGCTTGAGCAGTGCTGGCAGCCCATGATTTTGCTGTCGTCTTCCGCTTCCAGTTCGGTTGCTCCGTGGAGTTGGTAGACGCTGTTCAGGGTTGCGAACATGATGCGTGCTGTGTGTTCAATGTTGATGTTTGTCTCTGACATTATTTGTCACCCTTAACTATGTTTTCGATGTACTGCTTTATTCTAGCACTTCTTTCCTTGTCGATGACGGGAAGAGTGCGTGGGGTTCGCAGGATTTGCTTCTTTTGACCTGTCAACTGGTTGAATAGTGTGAGGTCCTTTTCGGCTTGTGTGATTGGGTTTTTGTTGTTTTCTGGGCGTCGGTTGTATGGTACAGCCCAGTCTGCGCCGAGTCCACGGAATAGTGCGGTTGGTCCGAAGTTTTGAACGTACTTGTCGCCAAGTTCTGCCCATGAGTTGATTTCTTCTGGTGCACCTGTGTCTAGGTTTTGTTTGAGTGCGAACTCGCCTAGTGGTTGTAGCACTTGGTTGCTGGACTTGATTAGGGTGCGGAAGAATTGTTGTGAGTTGTAGATTGAGTTTTGTTCTGCGGTTAGTGCGTTGTCGTTGACGAATGACCAAGTGTCTAGGACGTCGAGTGGGAGGATGCTGCGCTTGTACAGTGCTGGTCCTTGTGGTCCGTTTTCGGTTGGTCCGTAGACGCTGTAACTTTGCCCCTTCAGGTACATGCTCTTGTTTTCCCATGGTGAGCCGATGCTTTGTGGTTCGAAGCCTGCATCTTGAGCGAGGGAGTATTGAATCTTTGATGGTATGAGCATGGCGCCTGTGTGGTTTAGTGCCATGTCGATGAAGGCGTTGTGTGCGACACGTAGCCATGTGTAGTAGGAGAAAGCCATGCGAGGGTATTTGCGTTCGTTTGCGGCGAGCGACTGCATGGTTGGGTGGTAGCGGTTGATGGTTTCGTTTGCTGCGTCTAGGGCTTCGTCGATGCTGCTCCATGCGCGTGATTGGATTACTTGCATGGCGTGGGCTGCACGGATTGCGTTTCCGTAGTATGCTGCTGCGGTTCCGAGTGGGCGGGCTACTGCTGCTCCACCTTTTCGGAGGAGTGCGCTGGCTTTGTCGTAGGCGTTCAGTTGGGCGCCCTTGAGTGCTTTTTCGTTTAGAACGGAGTCGATTAGACCTGGGGTGTCGTTTTGGATGATGCCTGCGGTGAGGATGTTGCGCTCTTCGAATAGGCGACGCCATTCTTCCACGGTTACTGGAATTTCAACGGTTCTTCCGTTTTTGTTGGCGATTGCGATTCCTGGGTTTTTTACACCGTACTTGTCAGCAACTTCGATTGACTTTGAAGGGTTTGAGATGCCTTCGACTGCTCGGATAATTTTTTTGTCAACTTTTCCTGCGCCGAATGTTGCGGCGAGGTCTTTGCCAATGTAGTTGGCTGCTAGTGCGAATCCGACACCCCAGTGGTATGGGTTTGTTGTTCCTGCAATGATTGCGGTTGATGTGTCGCCTACGGCGTTTGTGATGTGGTGGCGTAGGGTGGCAACGGTTTGGCTTGTCTTGAACGTTCCCATGATGTCCATGATGGCGCGGGTTACTTCGCCTTGTGCTTTAGGGTCGTTGAAGATTTTGTTCCATTCACGGTTTAGTGATAGAAACTC